AAACAAAAGCAGTTCATTTCCACCATCATCATGATGACTTATAACAATGTCTCCCAATTTTAAATTCTCTACTTTTATTTTTATTTTTTCTAATCCTTTTTCCTTCTTTTTCCCTTTTACTTCTTCTGTTTCCGGTTCTGTTTCAAGTAACTTCAGCTGAATCATTTCAATCAACTCTTTTTCTCTGTAATCAATGGTAATAAGCATGATTATAGTATGTATATGTGTCTGTGATAATGATAACGCGTGTAATAATTATCATTATCTCTCTAAATATGTATTCAAAATGTTATTCGATTTATCCGAGATTTGCGCCGTATGCGTGCTTACCCGGATTAATGTATGGCGTCCACTTGAACAGGTAATTTGCATTCAATGCCGGAACAGCTATCATATTTCTTCGTGCGAAAGGAATCATAAACCCAGTAGCCGATGGCTGTGCCCCCCCCTTTTTCATTCCTCCGCCATTATGAGTATTTGTATAAAAACCGTCCGTTTTACCGGTTGCGCTAAATATTGCCTTTCGTGCAATTGCCGACCTCCCATTTTGACTTCTTGGTGTGTTGCGTGCCATTACAATATGATTATAATATATACGAATATTATATTATATTTTAATTTTTATTTATTTTATTAAAATTTCACTAAAACAAATAAACCATAAAAATAATAAATAATATTTTCAATTATTATTTATTATTTATTTATTAATATTTTTATAAATTGCACATTTAAGTATTTAAAGAAAAAAATAATGTTATCTATATAACAATAATTATATGAGTCAAAATTCTGGAAGAAATCAGCCGCCGTCTTCATCCGACAGTGGCGGCGGGTCAAGCGCAACATCAGCAGTTACACCAGCAGGAACTAGCAGTTCATCGTCGGGTCCGTCTTTTCGAATGCCGTCACAGCTCTGCATGCAACATGCCGCAAAGTTAGGCATCGTCGAAGACCGTCCTATTATGCTCGATTATTGGACGCTTTCGCTTGAAAAAAAGGTGATTATTGGAGTAAAAGAAAACGGTGAAAAACTCCTCGTTAAAAGCGAGGATGAATACACAAGTCCCGTTTCAAAAATTTTTAAAATTGAAACCGAGTACATTATTCTTACCGAAAATTCAATTTATATTGTTTCTTCCGATATTCAATCAAATCGCATCAACTAGAAGGGGTAGGGGGCAACAAGCACACCTCCTACTCAATGGATATGTTAAAGGAATAGGGGGGCGTAGTTCCCTTCAAGGAGGGGGTGTGGGGGAACTACGTTCCCTCAGGGTTAATTCATTTTTATTTTTAAAAAAATATAAATGAATACGTTTTTAACTTTATGCGGGTGAATAAATATAAATATATAAATACAATAATTAATGATACTGTCTTGAAGTTTTATTTCGTTTATTTGTTCTATAAAATGTTCGTTTGGCTGATTTGAACATTGACATCGATTTGGATTTGGATTTTGAACGTCTTTGTCTTTTGTTCATGTTTCTATTTTTAGTTCTTCCATTTTTTCCATTCGTTATCATCATTCTATTCGAACCGCCAGATGATCCTGCATTTGAAGCCCGGTATCTCCAAAATGCAACTCGTGCCAAAAATCGTAATGTGGCATCATCTAGAGGAGTAAGAGGAATACCTATATTTATTGTACGAACATCATAGTCCCCAACAAAATAAGTGGCGTTTTGTACTGGTAAACCTAATAACCTTAATGGATATGCAGCATCAACAACAGCTACTTTATTTTGTCGATCATCTTCTATAGTAACAACTTTCATAAGGGCTGCACACATAGAACCTACATAATTCCCTATAGTATTGTTACACACGTCTGCAGCGCGTCTACCCGTGTTTCTAAGTTTAATCACTATATTAGGAGGTATAGTCCTTAAAGCTCGTTTTGGGGGAACACCGCTTTTTTTATCAATAAATATTGCCATACTATCACTTCTTCTTATATAAATTGTATATAAGTTGGTAAACTTGCTAAATGGGTCGCTAACCCCTAAATTATCATCGTCAAAGGGAAACTCTCTCTCCGGAACACCATTACCGCCATCTTTTAGAAATGTTTTAATCCAACAGTTTCCTCTTATGTCGCTGCCCATTGCAAACGCCAACGTACATGTTGTTGACTCAGTATAACCATCTTTCATCTTTATCTGGCTTTGATATAAACAGTTTGGAGGATATTGCCACATACTTTTATTATTTATACCAGTTGTTCTAACCATACTAGGTGTCGGAGTTGCACTGTATGTTATGGCGGGATTAGTAGGCACCGATGATGTAGCCGGACCATAAGTTAAAGTAGATGCAAACGTCACAACCCCAGCAGTAGTAGCAGTATACTTTGAAAATTGTAAAGGATAAATAAATGTTTGTAAATGTGACATACATTCCTCCTTAATTTGATTAGCTCTTGTTAATGCACCGTCTGCCTTGGCCGCCGCGGCACATACAAGAGCTGTAAATGCGTCAAGTCCTGCTATACTATTAATATTGTCAAATGCGGTGTCTTGAGGAGACAAATATCTTTCAACTATAGTGTGATTATTTTTGTTTTTCGGGTCCTTATATTGTTGTTCCGCTTCCGCATATGACAATGAACCTACTCCTGCTACAGCTCGTCCTCTTGCTAAAATAGCTGGCATAATTTGTTGAATTAAAGGTAAATTGTTGCCAATATGTGTGTTGGTGGCTGCATCATTTATACCGTCAAGTAATAATTGTAATTGTCCACCATTATCATTAAGAAGAGTAATAATACTAGTCTTCATGTTTGCTGCATTTAACGCCGCCATCTTTTCTTATATTTATTATTTGTTATTAATTTTATTATATAATATATATAATGTGTATATAATAAAATCAACATTTTTATTGTAAATCAGTTCGAGTAAAGTAAATATTTTCCAATGAGAGTATTTGATTCTAACACTTGTTCCGGTGAAAGTCGAACGAACCATCCGAAAGCGATGCGTTTCAATAATTCTTTTTCTGGAACGTACAATCCGACGGCATTTTTGTGTAAATCAATATCTTGGTCGCCCATCAAATCGTCGATAAGGACTGCACTTCCGCTTTGGGATTGAATTCCGAATAGCGTGGAAGTAATTGCACTCATATTTCCGGAAATGATTTCAGAATAGCACCATCGCCCGCATTCGCCTAAAAAGTCCATTTCATTAGTATAATCTTTTGAAATTAAAACTTCTAAATATGAAATGTACTTTTGCATAACCGGACTGTTTCGTTTACATCCCATAATTTCGGTGCTGGGGAAAAACTCTGCAACGGTAGATACGGAAGATGTTGCCAGCATTTCGCCCACAAACGCGCTAGCCGGAAGCAGCGCCGTATTGTAAATAGAAAATAAATTCTGAAAACAAATAAAAGATGGAGGAATCCGCATTCCACCGTACATTTCAAGCACTTTTGCAAATGCGAGTTCTCTTAAATGAGGACGAAGTGGGTTCGGTAAATTCTGCGCATTCAGCGTCCAATTGGGCAGCAATTTATTGAACGACGAGTCGTCGATTAAACAAATGTGGAACGAGTCGCTGCATTTCTGTATAATGCTTCGAATGGTCAAATACAAGTACGGCTGGTTGAGTTCAGTCGTGTTCCTGGAACCATAATTCAGCCACTTGCGCGAATTCACATCATATTCAATGTGAATCCATAAAATCGGCTTTGCATTCTTCTTATTGAAAATGGTGTCGTAGTCTTGGTCGTGCAGCAAATATTTCCGAATGAGGTCGTGTTCGTCTAAAATTTCCCCGTTTCTAACCGTTTGTTTGTATTGCGTGCACATGAATGCGATAAATAGTATCATAATGTAAAAAAGAATATTTTTTGTGTAATAATTGGAACTTGCAGAAGATAAAATGGACATGATTTAATTTAATTTAATTTTGTTTAAATTATTATATTATATATATACAATTATTATATAATATTTGTATATGTTTGTATAAATATTTGTATTTATTATGAAAATAACTCGAATAAACTATAAATTTATGAATTGGGGTTAGGGTATCCACCAAACAAGTATTGTTCTTGGGAAAGAGATGGCGCCATCATCCGACTCTGCAGTTCGTAACGCGACAAGTACAAGTTTTTTAAATCGCTAGATTCGTATCCAAATGGCTGGCTTTGGTCCCACGGGGATGAAAAAAGAAATGGCGTTATACTGCCATTATTTCCATTTCCATTATTATCATTGCTTATCAGATTCAGGTTGAAACCGCAGGCGTCGCACGCGCCAACAAGATTGGCTTGCATGACTTCTGTGGCATTGTGAGTTAAATATTGTCGATACTGCGAGTTGCTGGTAATGTTATTTTTTTCCCGGATAATTTCATTTACGACGGCTCCAGGTTGCCATGTCGCGTAATTTCGCCCGTCTGTCATAATAGGAGGAAAGTTGAAATGAATGTTGTTAGACCCAGAATAGCAAGTTCCCCAGCTCATTTTATTTCAAAAAATTATTAGTGGTAATAATGATATAATAGTATAGTATATTGGTATATAATATTATTAAATAAATATTTAATTATTAAATAAATATTTAATTATTGAATATTTATTTAATAACTCTAAATAACTCTAAATTTGAATAAATTAGTTATTTAATTATCTAGCGCTTTAAGAATTTCTTTTTTCGACATTTTATTAATAGCAGGCTGTTCTAAATGGGAAAGTTTAGTTTTTGCTAAATCTCTCAACATGTTGACTGGCATATTTTTAAGAGGAAGTGTACCATCTAATGAAAGGGTATTTCCATTTTCATGTTTTTTTACTCCCTTGTTTATTTTTTCATATTTTTTCTTTTTATCAAGGTCATCATTTACGTCCTTTTCAAAATTATTTTTTGTTTTATTTGCTGTGGATGTGGATGTGGAATCGCAGGGTCCATCAGCGTCGCCACCACTTTCGCTGTCGCTACTATCGCTACCATCATCGCTGTCGCTGTCATCACTACTATTATCGCTTTCGCTGTCGCTATCATTTCTGAGACAATATTCAACGACGCCGTCATCATTTCCGCCATTAAAACAATGTTTAAGTTCAATTACTTTTATTTCCGTGTTGACACTGCCGCCGTTGCCACCATTTTCAAAAAATGCAGAAGGTACCGTTGAAGTGAGAGCTGATAAATCAATTAATTTTGAATGATGAACATTTGCATCGGAATCATCGGAATCATCGGAATCATCGGAATCATCGGAATCATCGGAATCATCGGAATCATCGGAATCATCATCGGAATCATCATCGGAATCATCAGAAACTTCAATTAATTGTTGTCGAAGTTGGTGATTTTCCCCAGTTGCTCCGCCGCTACCGCCACCGACATTTGCAGCCGTTACCATTTGTTGTTGCTGTTGTTGATTTTGTGATTGTCTTAGAACCTGTTGCAGCAAATGCGCTTGTTCCATTACGGATTGCTCGAGCATATTGATGCGAGTTCGAAGGTAATAAAATATGATTCCGCTCAACAACATACATATTGCTAAACTTGCCATGGTAAATAAATCTGAAATATTGCTCAACATGATTTTATTTTTAATGTATTGTATTATTAAACAATCTATACAAATAAAAACAAAATAATAAACGAAATGAATAATAATAATGAAAAGTAATTATTTTATATATACACAAATTTACTACAACTTTACTACAACTTTACTCGGAATTGATTATCACTCTTGTTGAATTTATAATTTCGACTGGATAGTCGAGGTCTTCAAGAACTTTGATTCCACCTTTTATTGAAGATATTCCTTTATCCAACTTGTACAAGTATTTTATTTGACCATTTTCACACAATTCAATTTTCATGTGCATGTTTTGAACATTTTCATCTTGCAAGAGTTCGCACAGTTTCGTGTAGTGCGTCGTCAGCAACAAGTCGAGATTCTCGTATTTATTCAAGTATTTAATAAAACCGAATGCACTTGCAACAGCTTCATACGGATTTGTTCCAGAATACAATTCATCAAATATACAAAAGTGTCGTTTAGTTTTATTTTCAAGAAGGCATGTTAATATCTCTCTGCATCTGCGAGATTCAGCTTGAAACAGGCTGTCACGCCCAGATGTGTCAGGGATATTCAAATAGCTGTGAACGTAATGGTACGGCAATAACTTTGCTTTTTTATAAAATCCGTAACCAAGTTGCTGAGATAGAATTACATTGAGAAGCGTTGATTTGATGAGCGTGGTTTTTCCGGCGGCATTTGGTCCGGTAATTGTTGTTTTTTTGTGCAATAAAATTTTATTTTTTACGGGGTTTTGGTTCATGAGTGGTGCATAGTAAGATGAGTGAATGTATGTTTTTTTTGCCGCCGATTTCACAAATGTGCATGGTGCAATTTTTTTGGTCAAAACAAGGCTTTTTAATCCGGACAAGTGTTCAAAATAAGAATTAAATCCGAAACTGTAGCTAATTGCATTTTTCACACTTTCATTTGCAAAAATTTGATAGTAGTGTTTCATGATGGTTCCAATATTTGAAATATTTGCAAGTGTCAACCTGAACGGCATTACGGTTTTAATGTCACAGTGAAGCGTGGACAAAATTTGTGCATGCACTGCGCTATCTTCGCGGAACTTTTTATAAGAAGACAAATTTTCTGTAATAGAATTAATGTATGCAATGTTGCGAATGCTGTGTTCAATGTAACTTGAAAATTTGTGTATATTATTGTGAATTAAAAACATATTTTTGTAAAACCGATGGCACGAAACAACATTTTGGTATATTTGGAGAAAGTAGAATGCAATAGATGCGAACATGTAAATTCTTTTATCCCACGGAATAGAGCTGAAATTTTCAAATACTTTTCCAATTGGATGGTATTGCGCGATTCGTTTGAGCGAGGATACATAGGAAGAAAATGAAACGGGCATTTTTTGGATTTTAAGCAAAAAGAAGGGAATAATTAGAATGATGAGCGGAGTAAGCAGGGAAATAACGGGTGATGCCAGATTTTGCAAAGAAAGTATTTGAAGAAAAAATGAGGATGAATTCAGCGGTTCTAATAGTGCAATGTCAATGTATCCGAATTTATCTTTAAAGTGTTTGTCATTTTGTATTGAATTCCAAATGGCGTGAATATCAGAATATTGCTCGACAATGTTATTTGTTGGTTTTTCTGATTCCGATTCATCATTTGGCGGTGGAGAGAAATGTTTAATAAGCGTTTGTGTTTGTTTTAAAAATGTGACATCAGACGTGTAATAAGTTGCCCAATTCGATAAAAATTGTTTTCCGTATATTGTTTTCGGATTAAAAATGTGTTCGTACATTGTTTTAGTTTTAGTTTCAGGCTCTTTAAGTGCTTCTTCTGCTTGTGCATTCAGCGATTTGGAAGGTGAATCAGAAGAATTAATACTACTACATTCGGTTAGCTCTAAATCTATAAGAATGTGTTCGTCCAATTTGTGCAACTTGTTTGTTTCAACAAATGTAATGGGTAATTTAAATAGGGTTGTTGTTGTTGGAGTTACAATGTCGACACTTTTTTTTTCACCATTATTTTTCTTCGGCTCTTGATTGTTGTTGTTCATTATTATTATATGAAAAATAGAATAATAATAATAAATTGATACGAATTATAAAATTATAAAATTACAAAAATGCATAAGAGTTCATTCAAGATGAAACATTCAACGTTGCCGGCATTTCTGTAATGGTCGTCTGGTAATACACTTCAAACTCTTTAATTTTCTTCAAATCCCACCGGGTTACAAAATTGATTGCAATTCCTTTGCGTCCCCACCTTCCAGACCTGCCAATTCTGTGCAAATACGTGTGGACGTCTTTGGGCACATCAAAATTAATGACAACACCCACATTTTGCACGTCAATTCCGCGCGCAGTGACGTTGGACGAAATGAGCACGCGATGTTTCCCGCATTTAAAATCGCTAAATGCCGCATCGCGTTCATGTTTTTCCATTCCAGAGTGGATGCAGCACACTGGGAAATTATCCTGAAGCATTGCTTCATTCAAATCAACAACTCGCTTAATGCTGTTGCAATAAATAATGCTTTGAGTCACTGCAAGCATATTGTAAATGTCTTTGAGCGTGCTGTATTTTTGAGAGTCATCTTCCAATGCAATCATGTGCTGCACAATTCCTTCAAGAGTAAGCTGTTCTGATTTTACGAGAATTTTAACAGGATTTCTAAGAAACTTTTCAGACAGAGTGTGCAATTCTTCTGGAAGCGTTGCGCTAAAAAGTCCAACCTGAACATTTGAATTGAGAAAGTTGAAAATATTATATACTTGTTCTTTGAAACCGATGGAAAGCATTTCGTCTGCTTCATCCAAAATTATCATGTTGATGTCGGCTCCGCGAATGTGTTGCCGGCGCATCATGTCATGCACGCGCCCCGGACAACCCACAATAATGTGAGGAGTATTATTTTTTAGCGCGTGAACATCTTGCTCCGTGGAAGTTCCGCCCACTAAAAGTTGAATTTTAAGCAACTTCATGAATGAACCCAAATTTGTTACAACATCTTGAATTTGTTTAGCCAATTCTCTGGTGGGCACAAGAATAACCGCCTGAACTTTACTTACGCTTGTATCAATATTTTGTAAAACACCAACAGTAAAAGCTCCCGTTTTTCCTGTTCCAGACTGAGCTTGCGCTATAATATCTTTTTTATCAAAAAGGGACAGAATTGATTTTTGTTGAATAATGCTTGGTTTGTCAAATCCGTACGCATATACTCCACGCAACAACTCTGGATTGAAATCTTCTAAATCTTCCCATTTTGCAAATTCTTTTGGAATATACTTATTTGAATCCGACAACGGTTGTTGTGGTTGTTGCAGTTCGCTCGTTGCATTTGTATTTGAATTTGTATTTGTAGTCGTAGTCGTAGTTGTCATAAGAAACCTGTCTTTAGGTTAAATAATGTAATCTGTTTAAGCTATTTACAATTATTTATATGTGTAAATTAAATAATTGTAAATAAATAAATAATGATGTTAAACTGATATAAATAAGTGTTTATATAAATAATAGGCAAAGATAAATTGATGACCAATTTTAATTTGAAACAATATACACTTCAAGATTTTAATACAATTATTTGGGGAGGATTTACATATGATTTGAAAGATTCAGGGGTAATTGAGCTCATATCATCACTAGCAGATAAAGTTGGCGCTCCTTCTTATATAAAAACTCCTGTATTTCCAAAAAGAGAAAAACAAGAAAAAATTGATAATAATAATGGAACCTGTGGGGGAAGCATCAGTAGCAATAAGTATGATAACAAAGACGGTAGACAGAATATTTTGGCGACAAATTCTGGTACGGTTGGCAATAATGCCAACAATAGCAACATTCGTCGTCCAAGAAATAAGCCATCTCAAATTACCGACGATGATTGGAATACAATTCGAACATTTCAAAAGACGGAATTAAGAAGAGTGGAAGGAATTGAAAAGCGAATTGATGCGATTCGTTCATTATTAAATAAACTTACAGAAGCCACATACAATGTAGTAAAAAATGAAATTTTTGATGAAGTTAAAGAAATTATTGAAAATAATAATGAAAATGATTCCACTGCCGATGAAGGCGCTGTCACAACTGGAAATGTTGTAGATGAAGAGAATATTACAAAAATTGCAAATTCAATATTTAATACTGCAAGTTCAAATATATTTTATTCTTCATTGTATTCCAAACTGTTCAACGAACTTATGAGTTACCACGAAGTATTCAAGAGTGTATTTGAGAAGAGTTTTTCGGAATTTGTTGGACTGTTTAAAAAAATAGATTATATTGACCCGAGTGTAGATTATAACAAATTTTGCGACAATACGAAAACCAATGACAAGCGCAGGGCGATGAGCACATTTATCGTAAATTTGATGAAGGAGGGTGTTTTGCATCCAGATAAAGTTGTAGACATTATTATAGAATTGCAAGAAATGATATCTTCTTACATTAAAGTTGCAAATAAAACAAATGAGCTAGAAGAGTTGAATGAAAATATTTTTATTCTTGTTACAAATGGAAAGGATGTTTTGTCGAGCCACGACGAATGGGAGGGAATTATTTCAAAAATTAAATTTTTATCTGTATTGAAGGTAAAAATGAAGGAGTATCCGAGTGTCAACAACAAGCTAATATTCAAGAACATGGACATTCTCGAAGAACTGTAGGGAAGGGGGACATACAAGGGGGACATACGTCCCCCCTCTGACCCCCTCAATGTAGGCAAGGAGGCGGCGGGACATACAGGGCAAGAGGATAATAGGGGGTCTGAGGGGGGACGTATGTCCCCCTTTCCCCTCAAATTAAGGATTTGAATCGCATGTTTTCAATAAACTTTTGTTTTTTCATCGACCCCGTTACAAATGATGATGATGATGATGTATTGAATGTTGCAATTTTTTCAGTGATAATGTTACCATTTTCATCTGAATACATTATATTTTTCAATCCAACCGTCTGTAATTTTTTGATACAGTCGCCGCACGGCGTGCTGTTGGCATAACAAATTTGTCCGTTTATTATAATACTTCTCACAACGCAAATTGAAAACTTATTTAATTTGCGTTTTATTTTATCTGAATTTCGCGTTGAATGTATTTTTATATAACTATTCAAGAATTTTGTCACAGTTCCCATTTCGGCGTGAATGCTGCAGCATAGATTTCGTCGATATGATGTTCGGGTGTCAATATTATGACCTCCACAAATTTTCTTACCGCTTTTACACAAAATTGCGCCATGTTTGAATTGTTGGATAGATAACCGACTTTCATCTGCGGCAAACCCAGCCAATCGTGCAACTTTGTTGGAATGATGTAGTTGTGGTGCCATTTTTGTTCAGGTGTCTGTAATTTTAAGGGGTAACTTTATCTTCTTGTATCTTTATTTATACTATCTTTTACTTGTATATCATTTTAATAATCAATTTTATTTCTTATTAATTATTAAAATGAATATTTAGTGTTTGAATGTTTTTTTTTATTATTTTTTAATGTTGTTGTTGTCATTTATTTATAATAATATCATTTAAAAATAATAAATATAAATATAAATATAATTTAATACAATAAATTAATAAAAAATTAAATCTCTATGACAACAACAACCATTTCAAATATTTCTGGATATTACATAAATTTAAATTCTCGAGTTGACAGAAAAGTGCACGTGGAACGACAGCTCGACCTTCTTGGCATTCGCGACAATGTGAAAAGATTCAATGCAATACATAATGTAAACGGCAGAATTGGCTGCAGTCTGAGTCATTTAAAGTGCATTCAAATGGCAAAAGAACAAAATATGGAATTCGTCTTAATATTGGAGGATGATGTGTCTTTTTTACTCCCGGATGATTTTGTTGAAAATGTAAATAAATTCTTGTCAAATCCGAAAAATAAATGGGACGTTCTTTTGCTTGCGGGAAATAACCTGCCCCCATTTACCACGAATGATGAAGTAAGCATTCGAGTAACTCATTGTCAGACGACAACCGGATATATTGTTAGACAACATTATTATGATACTTTAATTTCCAATATAAAAGAGGGTGTCGCAAAACTTATGAAAAATCCGGAACATCATTATTATTTTGCAATTGATAAATACTGGATACATCTTCAAAAACAGCACAGGTGGATGCTTTTGGTTCCATTAATTGTTGTTCAGAGACCTGATTACAGTGATATTGAAAAAAGATATACCGATTACCAGCGTTTGATGACGAGCATTGATAAGTCAGATGTGCGTGCTGCATTAAAATGAATCAATAATCAATCAAATCCCACAATTGTCATTCTCATTGTTTTGAGTAACACACGGTTTGTTGAAGCCTTTTTATAATCTCCAACCACTTTTTTTTCGGTATCTACAATTTGTTTCAACAAGTCTGATTTTTTATAACACGACTTTATAAAGTTTACAAATTCAGATTTAGTTGTCTTCACTTTAAAAATATTTAATCCTGCACCATTGTGGTTTGCACACCATGGTAAGAAGTCACGATAATTATTTAATAATATGGATGTTAACACGTAGTAGGCAAATACATTTGTATTCTCTCTGTAAAATGATGCTACCATTTGTTTAGAACTTTCTGAGTCGTCGGTAAGTACCTCATAATTTATTCCCATATAGTCTAAAATTTTTATGCACTGGTATAGAGAAAAAACACACTCTAAGTGTAAATAGAAATCAATGTTTTTTTTAAATTTATAAAGAGTTCGAGATTCAAGAGATGGCGGTGATTTGAAATATGTTTGGAAAACAACATTCATTATCCGCGCCCAAATCTCAGAATATGTTTCTGAAAGTTTAATGTTTACATCATCAGGTAGAGAGAATAGCGTTTTCAGGTACTCATCCTCTTTCTCTTTTCCTTCTAAATCGTCAAAATCAGCCCCAAATGCGTGCATTGTTTCGTGCATCAGCACCTTGAACCATTCTTCTTGTCTATAAATAACAATTTCATTTTGTTTTTCGCAGCGAAATGTGTATCCCGTATTTGCATTTTCAGGTCCAATAGACTGTCCTTTGGTCGTGGGTATTTTTTTTTCGAAAGGAGTAAGATAAACGTAGATGTTCAAAGTTTCAACACATTTAGATTTATCGGAAATAATTGACAGCCACATGTAGACGCGATGCGCTAAAACTTTATAATGTGAAATCAAGTCATTCATATTTGTATTATTTTTAAATATAATAAAGTGTAATCGAATAAGTCGTGCTTTAATTTTACATTCAAAAGTTAGAATTCTTTTTGATTCATTTGTTATATATTGTAATATTTTTGGACTAATGTATGTGCTCGAAAATGATTTGGGACGTGGTATTTGTGAATCAATGTCAACCGCTGTTTCTTGACATTCAAAACAGCCAGAATTTTTTTGTGTGTTTACATATACATTTGCAGAATTCAATTTGTCATACAAAGTTGAATATACTTCCAATAGTTTTCGACTTTTTTGTTTTTTTTGTTTTTCTTTAATTTCATTTTCCACTTTTACTTCCTCTACTTCCCCTACTTCCTCTACTTCCTCTACTTCCTCTAGTTCCTCTATTCTTTCCTTTCCATTCTTTTTCATTTTTGTCTTGGGATTCAATGATGGTGACAAGGGTAATGCATCCAGCGGTGTTAGTGTTGCATTTACATCATTTTTAAAAAGAGACTGTATAACTTTTTGCACAAGAAATAAATCCAAATTCATAATTAATGTGTATTTAATAAGTAAATAAATGAATATAAATAATATATATTAAATAGTTATTTATTTATTATATATTATTTATATTCATTTATTTATTATATAACCAATATATAATAAATAAATAACTATAATATTTGCAACAAAATAAACCATTACAAAGATGAAAATAAATTATTTAGGCGTGATACTAGTAGTATTGATGATATGTTTTGGATTTAAAATGTATAAGGATTCCGATTCGTTTAATTTAAGGTGTGTGATTTCAAAAGTTGATGGAAACACGTATTGTGTGAGAGAGCGGAGTAAATTAGAGTTGGCTGCAGATTTATTGGCAGAAGCAACAAGCAAAATGAAAAAACTTGTAAAGTATGTCGGCACAAATCATGCATCCAATCCTGCTGTAAAACGTTTGGTTGAGAATTTCAATCCTGATAAAATTAGTGAAACGCTTCCAACAAGTGAACACACTGCATACAGCGAGAACAAGGGCGAAAAAATGGCTTTTTGTTTGAATGAAGATAAAGAGGGGGCTAGGCTAATCGATTTAAGCACGCTTACATTTGTTGCCATTCACGAGCTTGCGCACCTTATGACTGCAAGCATTGGACACAAGGACGAATTTTGGGACAATTTTAAATTTTTATTGACTTCTGCAAAAAAATCAGGAATATATGAACCTGTTGACTATTCAAAATCTCCGGTACAATATTGCGGAACGCGCATTGATGAAAATCCATTTTATAAATAAATAAATAGTTTAATGATTATTTATTCAACAATTATTTTCAACATATTGTTTTATAATTTCAAAATTATTGTTATCCGTATCATAATTTGGGTCACCGCTTTTCCAAAACCACTTGTGAAATATTAATTCATATGGAATTAAACAATTGGAGTAAAAGCTGTTTTTCCTTGAAGGGTGTAAATTATTATTCATATTCCAATTTTTTTTATCGGTCCAGTCTATTCCTTGATACTTGCTTATCATGCAGTCAATGCTGTATCCATTTTTTAAAATACAATTACTTAGTCCATATTCTCCATAAACAATGTCAGAATGTTTACTTTCATGAATTTGAAAAATAGTTTTTTCTTTAAATAAAATGCTTAGCCCTTTTACATCTGTTGCGAAAAAAAAACCTTCAACTTTTGGACCATACCCGCCTGCATCTGTGTGAAGCAAACAACATATTGTTGTTCCCACCAATTTCACTTTATCATTTATTTTACGAATAAAATATGTTGACCAATGAGTGTCATCCTTAAGGTAATTAGGAATTATCGGACCAATCACGCCACTATTCATGAAAAAAAAATAATCATATTTCTTATTGTGTTCTTTAATATAATTTAATGCGACAAAGTGAGCACCAAAATCGAAACCTGTATTTTCTCTCTTTATTACTTTAAAATTATCAATCTTG